GGGTAATTTAGTTCCAGGACAAGAAACAATTAACGCCCCAGCAGGAGCTGTATTTATTAGAGGTATACAGGTCTATGATTCAAGCGCCGTGCTTACAGGATCTAATACTTGGTTAGAGAAAAAAGACGTAACCTACCTACAAGAATATCAACCCATCACAGGCACAGCTGCAGCACAAGGTAAACCAAAATACTATGCTATGTTTGGTGGTGCTACAGGTGAAGCTGATACTAACTCAGGACGTATATTTTTAGCTCCTACCCCTAATACAAATTACAAATTTAGAGTGCATTATAATGTGGCACCAGCTCTTTTAGAGAATAACGATACCAACTATATTAGCTTAAACTTCCCTAATGGCTTATTATATTGCTGTCTGGCAGAGGTTTATGGCTTTTTGAAAGGCCCAGCAGATATGTTGACATTATACGAGCAAAAGTATAGAACGGAAGTACAGAAGTTTGCTAACGAGCAAGTTGGAAGACGAAGAAGAGATGACTATACCGATGGCACAGTCAGAATACCAATAAACTCAGCAAACCCATAGGAGATAAAAAATGGCAATTACATCAGCAATTTGTACAAGTTTTAAAGTAGAACTTTTAAAAGGTACACACAATTTTACAGCAACAACTGGTAACACATTTAAAATTGCTTTGTATGATAGTGATGCAACATTAGGTGCATCAACGACTGCATTCTCAACGTCAGAAGAAATTACAAATACATCAGGAACTGCTTACACTTCTGGTGGCGCAACTTTAACAAGCGTAACTCCAGTAGCGTCAAGCACAACTGCAGTTTGTGATTTTTCAGATGTAAGTTTTTCATCAGCTTCTTTTACAGCTAACGGTGCATTAATTTACAATTCATCTGCATCAAACGCAGCTGTTTGTGCAATCGCTTTTGGTTCTGACAAAACAGCGACTAACGGAACTTTCACAATTCAGTTTCCTACGGCAGACGCAACAAACGCAATCATAAGATTAGCATAGGGGGACCACTATGTCGGTTCAATCAGGATGGGGTCGATTCACCTGGGGCCAAGCATATTGGAATCGTGATGCTTTACTTGCAACCGGATGGGGTGCAAAAGCATGGAATGATGGTGAGTGGGGAAATCTAGCAGACGAAACAGCTTCATTAACAGGTGTATCTATAACTTCTAACGTAGGTGCAGTAGGAATTTTAGCAAACGCATTAGTAGAACCAACAGGAGTTTCTTCTACATCATCAACGGGTTCTATTTCACCTGTCATACCAAAAACAGTAGAAATAGGTGGTGTATCTTTTCAATCATCTGTAAATTCAATAACGATTATCACCGACGTATCTTTTGCTGTATCTGGATTATCTTCAACAGCAGCGATTGGTGTAATAGATCCTGCGGATCAAGTCATGGGATTAACAGGACAAGAGTCCACTGTTGGTCAAGGAACAGCGGTTGCACCAAACGAAGATGTATCACCAACAGGTTTAGCAATAACTTCAGCACAAGGAACAGCAGCAGGCGTAACTTCACACGAAGCTGATTTAACAGGATTACCAATTACATCGGGACAAGGCTCTGTGGTTGTGCCTAATGATGCAGCACTTTTAACAGGTTTAAATATAGAATCACAATTAGGAACTTTGGTGGGATTAGGTTCTTCTGTTGTAACATTAACAGGACAAGCCTCAACAAGTTCAGTGGGTAGTTTAACAATAGCTGATGTTATGGGATTAACAGGAGTTTCTGCTACAGCTTCTGTAGGAAGTATAGATCCGAAAGATCAAGTTATGGGATTAACTGGACAATCGGCTACGGTTAGTGTAGGAGCAGTGAATGTTACTGCTTTAGCGAATATTGACACGGGCAGTAACACGTCGTATAGTGATATTTCAACGGGTTCTAATACTTCGTATTCAGATGTTGCAACTGGCTCAAATACGAGCTATAACGACGTAACAGGAGAAGCAGCTTAATATGGCATCGACATATACACCCCTAGGTATTGAACTCCAGGCAACTGGTGAAAATGCCGGAACATGGGGAACAAAAACAAATACAAATTTACAGATCGTAGAGCAGATATCTGGTGGTTTCACTACACAAGCTGTATCAGATTCTGGTGATACAACTTTATCGGTATCTGATGGATCTACAGGTGCAACGCTTTCTCATAGAATTATAGAATTTACAGGATCATTAACAGCAAGTAGAAATGTTACAATTCCTTTAGATGTACAAAATTTTTATATCTTAAAGAACTCAACTTCAGGTTCTCAAAACGTAGTATTTAAATATGTGTCTGGAACTGACTCTGGTATTACTGTTGCAAATGGTAAAACAGTTTTAGTTTATGCAAAAGCAGATGATAGCACTAATCCAGGTATTGATTCTGTTGCATTAGCAAGTGATCTTGTTGATGACACATCACCACAATTAGGTGGCAACTTAGATACTAATTCTTTCATGATAGATTTTGATACCTCACACGGTATTAGAGATGAAAACGGAAATGAACAATTATTTTTTAGCACAACATCTTCAGCTGTAAACTATGTAAATGTTACAAACGCTGCTACGGGCGGTGATCCAAAAGTAGCTGCATTAGGAGATGATTCAAACATAGATTTAGCTTTATCACCAAAAGGATCTGGTGAAATCGTGGTTGGTACAGGATCAGCTGCATCAACGATTACATCAAGCGGTGCATACGATTTAATTTTAGATACGAACTCTGGAACAAACTCCGGTACGATTACAATTACAGATGGTTCTAACGGATCAATTACAGCTACACCAAACGGAACAGGTGTTGTAGAAATTGGTGGTAATACAAACCCAGGAACTCTACAACTTAACTGTGAGTCCAACTCCCATGGTATCAAGCTGCAAAGTCCGCCCCACTCAAGTTCACAATCTTACACGTTAAAGTTTCCTACAGGTAACGTAACAGCAGATAGATTTTTAAAAGTCGATTCGGTAACAGGATCAGGCACAACAGGTGTTGGTCAATTATCTTTTGCTGAAGTATCTGGAGGAACTTCTTGGCAAGCAGTAAAAACTTCTGGCTTTACAGCAGTAGCAGGTGAAGGATATTTCTGTAATACAACATCAGCAGCTTTTACGGTGACATTACCCTCATCAGCAACACAAGGTGATGAAGTTTCAATAATAGATTACGCAGGTACTTTTGATACTAACAATTTAACAGTAGGAAGAAACTCACACAACATACAGGGTTCTGCAGCAGATTTAACAGTGTCAACCGAGAGAGCTGGTTTTACATTGGTTTACGTAGACTCGACTCAAGGTTGGCTATTAAAGGATAAATAATAGCTATGTCTGAATATAAAGGTATAAAGGGGTTTCAAGTTCAAACCCGTACAGAAGATCCAACACCATTTGCACAAGCATTGGCAGATAATCCTTATGCAGGATCATGGGCCTCTGGTGGTAATTTAAACACAGCTAGAACATATTCTGGTGCCTCTGGATTAGGCACTCAAACAGACTCACTACTTTTTGGTGGTAGAAAAAATTCATCTCCAGCTAGTAATAAAGCAGAAACAGAAAAATATAATGGAACGTCTTGGACTGAATTAAATGATTTACCTGCCGCTAAAGAGGGTGTTGCAGGTTTTGGCACAACAACAAATGCAGTGTCTGCAGGAGGTGGAGATTCACCTGCAGTTGCAAACCCAACATGTACTTGGGACGGAACAAGTTGGACTGAAGTTAATGAGATTAATACCGCAAGAGAAAAACCAAAAGGAGCAGGAACTTATACATCAGGATTAATTTTTTCTGGAAACCCTTATCCAAGTGTTTCAGCTGCAACTGAAGAGTGGGATGGCACTAATTGGACAGCGGGTGGTAATTTAAATACAGCAAGGTCTAATGTTGGTAATGCTGGATCTAGTCAAACAGCAGCTTTAGCTTTCGGCGGCGGTCCTTCAGCATCAAACGCTGTAGAACAATATAACGGAACTGCTTGGACAGAGATCGCAGAAATAAACACGGC